CTTTGGAGGTACGTGACTCTTCCGGTACAGGTGTCGTCGTCGTTTTCCGGGACATTGAGACAGCCCCTCCCCCCGACTGCCGCTCAGTTTGTGGCGGATACCTATCTTCCCAATACCGATACCACATTTTCTGCCGCGAACGGAGCGACAGGATCTTCGGAGTGGAACAAGGTAGACAGAGAAATACGACTAGTGGCCAAAATGTTCACATCTCCGAGCCCAAATTATTTTGTGTGGGATCTCGGACAACGTAACTATTTAACTAACTTCAGCTACGACGGAGGAGGAGCAGACGGTGGAAATTTGGAAGCAACCATGTCATACCAGAATGATTCCAGCGATGCAATTTTAGTGAAAGACACAGTAGTGAGAGATCTTCCTAATGTACTGTTCTAACCGTGGCACCTAACAGGAGTTACAATTGCCTAAACGCAGAAATACAAAGTCCCAAAGACCAACACAACACCATAGTCCCCGCAGAAAACAACTAAAGCCAAAAACCGATAATCAAGCTGACTATATTAGATGTATAATAGAAAGTGATGTAACTTTTTGTTCTGGGCCTGCTGGCTCGGGTAAAACGGCAGTTTCTGTTGGATTGGCGTGCGAGTACTTCCTAGAAAAAAAGGTAGAAAAAATTATAATAACTAGGCCAGTGGTTGAAGCGGGTCGTGGTCTGGGATTTTTGCCCGGCAGTCTGACCGATAAAATTCAGCCATATCTCGTTCCCATTGTGGAAGAAATGAAACTATATTTAGGGCCGCAGACATATAACTCTACTCGCTCCAGCAATCAGGTAGAAATGTGTCCGCTTGAGTATATGCGAGGAAGAAGCTTTCACGACTCATTTATAATTCTAGACGAAGCTCAAAATGCTACATATGAGCAAATCAAGATGTTTATTACTAGAATAGGTAGGGGGTCGAAGGCTGTGATCAACGGTGACATAAGCCAAACAGACCTCCCTCCCTCATACGAAGGGGGTCTTGACTCCTGTATGGATAGATTGGCAGACGTTGAGGGGGTATCTATTTGTGAATTAACGTCAAGAGATATCGTCAGGAGCGGAATTATATCTAAAATTCTTGCTAAATTGTGAGTAATTTTCTTGACTAGAGATATATAACACTGTATAATGAAAGGAAGGACGGATGCCTATATACGATTTCGAGTGTGCTGAATGCTCTTATTACACAGAAATTAATCAGAGGTTGGAAGAATCTTCTACACATGAATGTCCACACTGTGGAAATCAGACGCTCGTTAAAGTTTTTATCAATCCTCCCCTTATGTTTGTCAGGGGTGATCCAACAACAATTGGACAGCTAGCTGACAGAAACACCCAGAAGATGGGTAAATACGAGATGGAAGATAGAAAAAACCAAGACATCAAGAAAGACAAGGAAGCCGAGCAGACTCGTGAAAGGCATAAAAAAATTAACGCAATGACTCCACAGCAGCGGGTTAAGTGGATACGCACCGGAGATTAGAAATGGACAACGAAATTGATCCCCAAGGGGGAAATAGACGAGAACAGCCTCATCATGCAACGGTTACAATAAAAATAGACGTGCGAAAAATTAACAACAACGGTACGCTAGATCCACTTGTTATGGGGAACGCCCCTCTTGAAAAGTACGGAATAACCAGAAAAGCCCAACTATATCTAAGCGGCCCGACTGAGGCGGATTGTATAAAAATTCTAAAAGAAAGGCTGGAAAGACTCAATGGCTAGATGGGAAAACGAAGACGTTTCTGACCTAAACATACCAGACCCCCCTTCCGTAGAAGAAACATTCATAGACCTGAACGGGGAAAACGTAGAAGAGAGAAGGGCAATAGCAAAATTTATCAAATCTTCCGATGGCTCTTTGAGATTTTATATCAAATATGGAAGAAATGAACTATTAGATCCTCATCAGACGGATTTTTCACACGCATCCACAAGAAGACACGTTCACATATATAAGTTTAAAAGGGTGTCGGAAGAAACTTTTAACAATTACAAAAAATACCTCATGACCAAGAACAGAATATATTTTACTAAAGCTAGACGATTTTTAATGGAGACTTGAAATGAAAAGAGGGCCACTTTCTAACAAAGAAAAGCAGTTTATTGATTCCAATAAGTCAATGAGTGTCCAAGAGGTTGCAACAAAATTGGAAAGATCCGTATCTGTAGTTTCAAAATACGTAGAAATACGACAGGATGAAGAAACGACTCCTACGCACGATCTTTTTGCGAGAAAAAAAGACAGAGGCGTTACCATTATGACAGAGGCGGCATCTATAGTAGCAGATGACAACAGGGATAAAAGGGACGTGTCTTCCCCAAAAAGATATAGGGGCGTCATCCATAAAATCAAGGAACTAATGATTAGCTGGCAAATAACCCTTACCGATGGGACTGTCGTATACGGGGACTACGAAAGGGAGGGCTTTGACAATCCTTGGATTAGACTTTTGGAATATTGTGAGGACCAAAATGCATTACCCGCCAAAGTTCAGCTCTACATGTTTGGAGCGCAACAAAAGATTTTCTTCGAGGACGAAGACGGTCTCGATGGAATATCTATAGTAAGGGGAGTTGCTAGGGACCAAGCGATTGACGGCTCCTATTCCAAGTCTTACCAAACGTTGACAGTGTGCCTATTGAGAAACGACTGCTCCAAAATAGATGTCTCCAAATACGTTTGGCCACATAATGAAATGGAAAGACTCTCTTCGACAAGAGGTTTAACCAAAGACAATTTGAAAAGAATGATTTTTAAAAATGGATCAAAAAAAAAGGCCCACCCGAACGTTCAAGAGTGTTTCAACGGGTCAGGATTGTAATGCCGCGCAGTATGCGGCTGAAACTGTTTGCATACGAAAAAGAGAACGAGAAAATAAGGGTAGTCTGGAATACAAGTTCTGGAACAAATCTCACCACGAAGAATACCAGATACAGGTTAGGGTGGCGTGGAAGTTGATAAAAAAGTTTGGAGAAGAGGCTCTCATACACTACATTAATAGCCCCAGCGCGAAAAGAATATACTCGCTGGGGTTTCTTCATCAGTCGGGCAAGTTTGTCCTCTCTCTAAGGTTCGTTGAAAAGGGTGTGGCCGAATCCCTAAAGGTTGTAGAGAAAGAAAAATCTAGGAAGAAAGAAGTGTTAAGAGTGCCAGAAAAGCCCGAGTACAGAAGGGCTCCGCACAAGAAAACGAACACTTTATTTTCAAAAATTAGGAACATAGAAAATGGCAAAAGCGACACAGAAGAAGCCTGAATATTTATCTAAGATTTTCAAAGAATATGGGAATATAATATCCAGCGGGCTTCAGGTGTTGGAAGAGAAAAAAAACTATAAGGTCATTTCTGTTAGCCCCGCTATAGACATAGCTCTGGGGGGCGGTATAAGGGAAGGTAGCTGGCTCACGCCTACCGGAGATCCAAAGTCGGGAAAAACAACTACAGCCATGCAGATCGCGGCAAACTGTCAAAAAGACGGAAGGCCCATCATTTATCTTGACGTAGAGGGACGCTTAAAAGACCTGAACTTTGAGGTACACGATCTTGATCCAGACAAGATGAAGATTGTACACCCGGAAGACAAACCGCTTCCGGCAGAAGCCTTCTTGGACGTGGCACACAAATTAATGAGTCACCCAGACTACTACGGAGCGGTTCTTATAATCGATTCAATTTCCTCTCTACTGCCCGCTAAAGAGCTAGATGGAGACATGACCCCCGGAAGAGCGGGACTTCCAAAGGTTCTATCAATCTTCACCAAAAAGATAGGACAACTACTCCCAAGACAGCGAGGATTGGTGATTGCCGTAACGCACTATATTGCAAATACCGGGGGATTTGGTAAGCACAAGATGTCTGACGGGGGTAACAAAATTCAATATCAGGCAGACACCAGAATGGAAATCGCCGGAGGGGGCGAGAAGGTGTCGGCAGTATCTCCTTGGACAAACGCTAGTGGTGACAGAATAGGTCAGGTTGTTAACTGGAAGATAATCTGCTCGTCTATGGGAGCACCCGGAGGTCAGGTTCAAAGCTATATTAGATACGGTCATGGAATAGATAAAACGCAGGAAATTTTAATGCTTGCTTGTGACTTAGGCTTAATAGAAAAGGCCGCAGCTTGGTTCACTTGCTTATTCATGGATGACTGCAAAGACATAGCTAAGGAAATTAAACCCGAGCTTAATGTGGACGACGAAGAAGCCATGAACAAGGCTTTTAAGTTTCAAGGTCAGGATAAGCTATATGTATTCTTGTCAGAGAATCCCAAACTGGTTGAACATCTTGAGTCCACGATTCAGGAGATGTTGTAATGATTGCGAAATTTTTTGAAAATGATTCAGTTTTGACCTTGACAATGCCGATAAGTATTGTATAATACTAGAAAACAATTAACTCGCAAGGAATAAAATGTTTAAAGATTACAAAGGACGGAATTTTATAGACGGTGTGTGGTGCTGTAGCAATTTAGACATTTCTAAGATCGACCCTTGCACGGGAGAAGAAATGGCACAGTTTCCACAATCTACATCTCTTGAGATTAAAGATGCGTGTAAATTGGCCAGAGAGGTGTTTGATAGCTGGAAACAGTTAAGCCGAATTAATCGGGCGGAATATCTTTTTCACGTTGCTAAGATTATTGAGAGAGACTTAAAGAAATTTGCTGTAGCTATTTCTACAGAAACAGGGAAGAATTATAACGAATCGGTAGCCGAAGTTAACGAGGCACTTCATATGGCCCAGTATGCCTTTGGGTCTGGTCGAACCCCACAAGGAGAATGTCTTGCGTCCGAAATTCCTGAGAAAGATGCCTATATGTTGCGAAAGCCCAAGGGTGTTGTTGCTGTCATTAGTCCTTGGAATTTTCCTCTTGCTATTGGTGCCTTTTGGTGTGCTGCTCCTGCTCTTGTGGAGGGCAATACGGTCATCATTAAGCCTAGCGAAGATGCCCCCCTCAGCACCGAACTTGCCGTGAAGGCTTATGAAGAGGCTGGAATTCCCCCCGGAGTTATTCAGCTTATTCATGGAGATGGCAAAGTCGGTGATGAACTAGCTAGAAATGAAGAGGTAGATCATATCTGCTTTACAGGTAGTGCGGAAGTGGGACAGCACATTCGTAGAGTTTGTGCTGATAGCTGGCATAAGACATGCTCTTGCGAAATGGGTAGCAAGTCAGCCGTGATAGTATTCGACGACGCCAATTTCGACCTTGCTGTTTCATCTAGCATAGCAAGTGCATTCAAGCTTTCGGGGCAGCGATGCGTATCCGCAGGAAGATTAATTGTGCAAAGAGGCATATATGATAAGTTCGCGGAAAGCTTTGTTAGTTATGCTGAACAAATACATACCGGCAATCCTTTTGTGGATGATGAACCAAATCCTTTAGTCTATATGGGTCCGCTCATCAACCAGCAACAATTCGACAAAGTTCGACAGTATAATGATATGGTATTCAGTGACGATCAACGCAAATATGTGGACGTTCTTTTAGCTGGTTGTCGCTTGGAAGGTCCGGG